TATACTATCTCCTATCGTATAACCTTGGTCTTCCCAATTTTCACCGAGTAACTTAATATCATACTCGCTTGTTATCTGTGTAGATAAATCAGATGTTGATTCAAAGTCAAAATCTACCGTAAAATCAATTGATTCGGTTACTATTTGACCCTCATTCGCTAGTAAAAAATCGTTACCAGTTGGATGATTTCTTGTTGAATAGTTTCTATTTGTTACAGTTATAGCCATTAACCTAGTTGTTTTAATCGTTCTTCCTGTAATCTTAGATTTTCCATAGCCTTAGAAAGCTCATCTTTATACGCTTCACTTACATTATGTTCGTCAACGTTAAAAGAATGCAGTACTGACTTTGCCGTATCTAAACATTTCTTTGCATGTTCAGCCGTTTTGCCATGGTGCTTTAATAGCGCAGCTATATCTTTATCAAATCCCATCGTTAATTACTATTGTTTGTTCATTAACGCTAGACACTTTTTTAGTGAAGTCAATCGTGGCTTGGTTTTGTTGTTCGTTCCAAACCATTCTTAATACCTCCACTAAATCCCCGTTCGATAAATTTACATAATTATTTGCAATAATATCAAATACATCATCAAGATTTACAGCTATCTGCATGGCTTCATATACTTCTTTCTGATTGTTTTCGATGTATCTATCATTGTGATAGTCAGATACAATAACATTTGCGCCAATGTAATTAGTTTGGTTTTGGTCTAATTTAGTACCATTCATCCAAAGCAATTTTGTAACCCCAAAATATTGTTCTGATATTTGCATAACATCTTTTCTTGCTTCTATTTGTGTTGCAATACTTCCGCCTGTGAACAAATCAAAGGCTTGTGCAATTACTTTTACTGCCTTTTCTAAAGCCGTTAAACTGCCCTTTCTCGTACCTCTAGCGAATGGTATATTTAAAGTGTCGTTACCTTTGATTAAATTATAACCGTTACCAATACTTGTTTGAACCTCACTAGACACCTCGTAAACCGAATAGGCTGTATCGTCAAACGTATTTATATCGTTCGGGTCAACTGCATAAGCGCATGTTAATCGCTTAAAAATCTCTTCATTGTTTAAAGTGTAACTGTCTGTTATTGCTTCTTGATTTATAAATGTGTCCGCTATTGCTTGACCTGCGTTATTTTCGTAGTAAGAGTGCCTTTCTATCGTTACAACGCCATTTACTGCCCTTGTTTTCGCATGGAATATACTTTCTAATGTAGATATTGACGAACCTAAAGACGGTATAACATCCCTTGCGCTAGGGTAGCCATTAGTGTAAGCCAAAGATAAAGGCGCAAATAGTTCTTTAAACATACTTGGGTCTTTCTCCCTTAGTGGTACGGGGCAGATTGTTAATCTATCTAAATCATCAAGTAAAGTACTTTGTAAAGTGTAGCCTAAATGTTGACACCCTTTTTCTATAAGTTTTTTGTATGTAATACCTTTAAACTGGCGTATTTTAGGAAAAATTATGTTTACAATCTCTTGAATTAGTTTAATTAAAGCTATAATTATCGCGATAGTGTACGCTATTCTAGCCGCCAACATAATAACCGCACCTATAATGTCTGGAAAGTTTGGCGCTGGTGGTACACCTGTAGGCGTAGCAGCCTTTGAAATATCCTTAATATTCTCCTGTATCTGTAAAATAGATTCTATTAAGGACTGTGTTAATGTGTACGTTGCAAGTGATAGGCTAATAAAATACGGTAATTGGTCAGCCTTTACTATAACATAATCAATATCAACAAAATCAGACTGTAAAAATGGTACTTGCGCGAATGATAACCCATCTGCATTATCGAAAAAGTTATCAATCCCCTGATACCTTTTAATCTTTACAGTACATGAGTTAGTTCGTTGGACGTAAGAATCGCTAAAATCAAGTAGATAGTTTATACTGTTGTTTGCGTTGTATTGAATTGTCAATGGCATCCCTACGTAATTACCGTAGTTACTTCTCCATTGTTTAATGCGTTTAAAGTCTTCACGTACGAATGTTAGTTCGTCAACGTCCAATTCCAACTCACGCACAAGTCTATCTGTAAAGTCGAACTTATACCCTATTTCTTCCTTGTTTACAGGATTACATTCTAAACCGTCTAATATGTATTTAATTGGCTCCATTAACTTCTATATCTGTTTTTAATCACGTCACCACCTACGCGAGTAGTTTTAGTAAACTCTGGTAACACCTTAGACAATCCAGCCCAATCCATTTCGTTAGTAGGTATGTTTTTAATTGCACTCTCAATCTTATCTAATTTAGCCCCCATAATTAAAAGGTCGTAACTATTTCCAGCGTTGTCGTTTTTAACTTGGCTTGTTTCTAGCCCCCCTAAGATACCTTTAGTTTTATTTGCTGTTATTACCTTATCACCTTGATTAAGATGCGTTAAACGTGCTCCGCCATCCGTACCAAGCTCTTTTATATTACCGTGTCTATCTGTAATAATCTCAGCCCCTCGTTCGTCAACTACCGCCATACCTTCGGGTGCATAATTTGTACCCGTTGCAAAGAATGGTATGTTTTTAAGGATTGATATTAACGCCTGTGTACTTGTAACAGTTTGCGTTAGTGCCTCTTGAGGTGTTTTTCCAGACTCTATAAGGCTTGAAAATGTCGCCAATCCACCACTTATAGCTTCAACACGTTGCTTTTGTTGTTCTAATCTTATCTGCTCTGCCTGTGCTTCGCGTTGTATTTCAATCTGTTCTGCAACCGATTGTTGTGCGTAAATGTTACCTTGTGCTGCAAGTTCTTCAAAATAATCTTGTCTGTCCTTTGCTGCTTCTTCTTCTCGTTTACTTTGTTCTATACGCGCATCTATTTGGTCGGTTAAAACTTGTGTTATTGCTTCTTGGAAAGACTTGTAAATGTTAAATAGTTCGTTATACTTTTCCTCTGTAGCTTCAACTTCTGATTTATCTGTAGACTCTTGGGCTTCATTAAGTTGATTAATTATTTCTATTCTTTTATCACGTAGATTTTCATCTAGTCTTAATAGTTCTCTATTCCTTCTGTCCCTAGCTAACTGTCTCTCTGAATTGTTTGTGGCATTCGCCATTTCTTCTTCAAAACGTATTTGTATTAGTTCCTCTTGCATTCTTCTTTCTTCTGCTAATATCTTATCAACCATTTCTCCACGTGCTATTCCTGTACGTTGCGTGAACTCTATTTCCTGTTGTATACGTTTATCATTGTCCTCAATATTAAACTCTAAAGCCTCTATTCTGTTCGTAGTTTCTGCTTCTCTAATTCGCTCGAAAACACTCTCAATATCTTCTAAAGCATCCTTGTATTCTTTTACACTTTTAGCAGCTTCATTGGTAGCTTTATTTTGTTCTTTTAAATCAATAGTACCATCTACTACTACTTGATTAACATTTGTTAACTCAGCTCTTAACAATTCTAGCTTTTTAGTATAAGCTTCATCTGCTTCAGCAGCATCAACAGCCGCTTGATACAGTTTATTGTACTCTATGAATGCGTTACCAGTTAAATCACCTAAAATACTATTTTGTTCCTTGTACTCAGCAGCCGCCTGACCTCTTTCTGCCCTCAAATCAGCACTTGCTTTTTTTAATTCAATCGTTCTGTTAATTTCATTTTGCAGTGTTTTTTGATACCTTTCGTTTACTGCTTGAATTTGTTTTGTTTGTTCAGTTTGTGAGGCTCCAGATAATCGTATCTGATTTATTTCATCGTCTCTTTTTTGCCTTATAATATCAAGGTTTTTAGATGTAGATTCTGCTGCTTTATCTCCTGCATTTTGCAAACGTCTAACAGCACTTTCAGCAGCACTTGCACCGCTTGCCACATTCCACAGCTCCATAGCAAAATCAGCCGCAAATGCTATTAATGCAGTCCAACCAATACCCTTTAAGGCACCACCTAAACCAGTTCCAGCCTTTGCACCTTCCTTTAAGTTTTTGGTCATCTGCTTAAGTGATACGTTCATTTTGCCGTTACCAGCGTTAAATATCTTTTGCGCTAAGTTTAAAGCAATTAATCTTGTCTTGTAAATAAGGAATATTTTAACTAATGTACCTATCGTACTTAATATAGTACTAAGGTTTTTACTTAAAAACTGGACAGCCTCTTTTAGTTTTTCGCTTGCGCCTGTTGAACCGTTTACACCTAGTATATAACCTTCCCAAGCACTCCTTAACTCAGCCAATGCACCACCCAATGTATCTCGTTGGGTTTTTGCCATGTTTGCAGCGGCATTTTCGTTATCTTCTATTTCCTTTGTTAAATCCGCAACCCCTTGTTGATTTTCAGCTAAAATAACTCCAAGAGTCGCTCCTCTAGTTCCAAACAATTTTAATGCTTCTCCACTTTTATCAGATGCGTTATTAATCTGCTCTAATGCTTGATTGAAAGTTAATCCAGCCTTTTGTGCGTTTAAGAACATATTACGTAAACCTGTACCTGCCGTGCTTGCGTCAATTCCCCTATCTGTAAGTGTACCGATTAATGCGGTCGTTTCTTCTATGCTGAAACCTGCATTTTTTGCTACTGGTGCAACTGATGCCATTGCAGTACTAAATTTTGACATGTCAAGCGAACTACTAGAGAATGACTTAGCCATTACATTAACAACGCGTTCGGTTTCTTTCGCGCTAAGACCGAACCCGTTCATAGTTGCCCCTGCTACACTTGCAGCCTCTGCTAGGTCGCTGCCAGTTGCCTCTGCTAAGTCTAATGTTGCTGGAGTCATATCTGTAATCTGCTGTTCTGTGAACCCTAGCTTTGCTAACTCTGTTTGTAGTTGTGATACTTCTGCTGCTGTGAATCGAGTTGTAGCTCCGAGTTCTTTCGCTTGGTCAGTTAGTCGTGACATTTCGTCAACATTAACACCTAATACAGAAGCTAAGTCTGCTTGCGCCTGTTCAAAGTCTTTAACTACTCCGAAAACATCCCGTGCAATCATTGCGCCACCGAAGGCAATACCTAAACTTCCTAGTGTTTGATTTAGCTTACCTAATGCACTACGATAATTCCCAACGTTTCTAAAGTTATCGCCTACGGTTTTATCCAGCTTTTTTAATTGCTTATCTCCTGCCTTTGCTGCCTTTGTGATTCGTCGATATTCTCGCTCTAGTTTTGCATACTCCTTTGTGTTGCGTTTTCCTTTTGCTTCTAGGCTTAACAATTCAGCCCCTAAACGCTTACTTTCGTTTTTGTAATCTCTGGTTTCCTTTACCAGTTTTTTGTACGCGTTGTTTTCATCTGCTAGTTGCTTTAATCTTCTAGCTTCAATCTTTTCTAATCGTTCCTTTTCCTTTATTTCAGCCTTGCGAATACGTTCCTTTTGCTGTTGTAGTTGTAGTGTAGCCTTCTCTGTACGTATCTTTTCTTGCAATAGCTTCTCACTATCACGCTCTGCCTTGTTGATTTTAGTTAACGTTTGTAGGTCTTTATTCTGTTCTTTGTTAACCTGCTTTAATACTTTAGCCGTTTCTTTTAGTTCTTCGTTGTAACTATTTTGAACTTTTAACGCCTTTTCAATTTCTTTACCGAGTTCTTCAAACGGTTTACCCTCGATTATATCACTCTTTTTTATGCGCTCTGCCATACTCGTCAACTAATGTTTTGTACTCAACTATTGTAATTACTTTTTTATCTAAACGATACCCTAGCCATTTACTTAAATAAACCAAAGTTTCGTCCATTGTTAACCCGTTTACGCTTAAACCTTCTAATTTAAGCAAATTCGCTTCATCAATTGCAATTTGATTTAATATCTTTTTATTACCATTGATAATGTACGAACATCTAAGGGCTATTAATTTCCTTTTCAATCGTATTATTTCACTAAAATCAACACCTAAACCAAACCTTTCTAAGTATTGATTGTATAATATTGACCATATTTCAATGTCGTTTTTTCTTGATACATGGTCTTTGTTTACAAATTTTATATTACCCTTCTCGCATTCCTGCCAATTATACAAAGGCATTTCATCAATTTGAGAATAGTAGTTTACGTAACTGCTTGAGATACGACTTGTAAACCATTTCTTTAAGTTTTTCAAAGCTTTCATCCGTTAACGCTATTATTTGTTCCCCATATTTATCGAATAAGTCTTCGTTTCCCTTATCCCCGTTTGCATTTATTTCGATGTACTGTGCTCCCACAACAAGCCAAAAAGAACGATAAAACTCGCCTGTATCAAACAACGTGTAAGGCGTGTTAAATACTTTTTTAGGGTTTATTAAGCTCGTAGTTAAAGAGTAGTATCCTATTACGTTGTTATCACCATCAACACCCTTACTTCTTAATTGTTCTTCCCTTACCAAGTCTAAAACGTACTTTCTATCTGCTGCCGTTTGAAACGTATTCAACCATGCTAGACTATCGTTAAATAGTTTAGCCTTTCGTAACAGTACATCTATCTTTGTGTTCCCTATTGCCATAACAAAAAAGGGAGAGCCTAAACCCTCCCCCTCCTTTTATTTGTCAGTATTACGCTTTTTTCTTCTTGGATTTACTTGATACCAAGCCTGTTCGACTACTGATTTATTGATGTGTTTTAATTTATCAACCGCCTCCTTTCTTGTGTTAGTAGTCAGAAACTCACGTGAGAAAGAATGACGACCGACAATTATACAGCTGTCCATGTTGCTTTCTTAGATTCGTAACCGCTAACGTTAGCCTCTGTTGCTGCTTCGTAAACCTTAATAGTTAACTCATCCGCTGCTGTTACACCAGTTGAATACGCTAAAGTATAATCACCGTCTACAGTTGAGCTTGCCGTTAATGAATCTGGAGTTACAACAGAATCAGTTGTTACGTTAAATACTTCAATATCAGCCAATGTAGCTCCCTCATATACTTTACGGTCATTTAAGTACCCGTAATCTAGTGTAGTTGAAAATTCCATTGTACCAGCTGCGATAGTTCCAACCGTAATATTTACGTCGATTAAACCTTCCATGTATAACGGGTTAAACTCGTCACCGAAAGCATCCGCTGCAATCATCCATTGGTTACCGTCAGTAGTTGTTAATCTGTAATCCATTTGGAATGTTGCTTTTGCTGATGTTGTTGCTGTTGCATCCATCCACATAGCATCGTAACTACCTTGGTTTACTGCTCTAGGGTAAAGATTATCACCGTCTTTATCTCCTTGAACATTACCGCAGTTGTCTACTAGATACACTCCGAATTCAACGCAAATATCCTGCAACTTACCAAACCATTGATTTGTTACACCCCACTTTTCAAAAGCCAATGTTTTAACACCGTTTTGAACCTTGAAACGCTCAGTGTTATCCGCTGTTTCGTAAATAGGGTCAGCTTCTGTATGTGTCACGTTTTTTAACGCGTGAATTGGGTACGCTCTTTTTGATGGGTCTGCATTGTTAACCATTGCTAACAAGTCAGCTCCTAATGTAGAAGAAGTACCGTCTAATTTATTTCTTGTTCCGTCGTCAGCCACCAAAGGCACTAAAAAGACAGAGTTAGTCACTCCGAAAGGTTTAAAGTTCGGGTAACCTGTGTTTCCAATCGCTCCGTTACATGAGCATAATGATGTTGCCATTTTAATTTATTTTTTATTTAACAATTATTACAGTTGCGCTTTAAAATAGTGGCTGTCAAACCTACTTCAATTGCGCTTAGAGAGCTGTCAGCAATCACTTGTGTAATTCCGTTTGCGTCTTCTTGTCCCCACATAGGGAAGTCACGCGTATTATAATTTTCTAATTCTTCAAATATTTCTTTTCGTCTTTCAATTGTAGATACAAATTCATCTACCAAAGAAAATAAAGGTTTAACGCTTTCTGTTTGTCTATATTGGTTTAGTTTCGTCCAGTCCGACCAATGTACAAACCACAGTTGAAGCGTGCTTAAACGCTCTATATTCGTGTCTTCTCCTTGAAAATCTTCGCTTGTTGGAGATACTAACCATATAAAAGGAAGTTTTCTTTTTAGTTGAATTCGTGATTGACCATCAGAGAAGTTGTTCCATTCAAGCGTTAATATCTTCAATGTACCATCAAAAAATAGCGGCGTACCAATCTTAACGGTACTGTTTAGCGTTAACGGGGAATTACCATCTAAATTAATACGCACACTATTATCATTAAGATACTCGCTCACCTCGTAGTTTACCCCGTCTACAATTATAAAGTTATACAACTTTAACCACCGCAAACAACAAAATGTTAAGTCTTGCGTAGTGGGTGTTGTATCGTCAATAGATTGTAGCTTCAGCTCTGTATCTAAGTAACTTAATATTTCATCCTGTACTATGTCGCGAATTAATCTCATATTAACCACGTTTTACCTCTATATTCTCCTTTAAAGTTTGGGTAATCAGTTCTATTTTCTACAATGTACTGTTGAATAGCTTGATAGGTGTTAATTCCTTGATTGTAGATATTGAAAACATTTGTTCTGTCGTCGTTTTCCAACTCGCCCCCACTTGGATTTATCGTTATATTTCCGCCTGCTGTTGGTGTTGGTAGGTCTTCACGCTGATAATGTGCGTAAATTAAACAGATTAACATCTTATCTACACCCTCAGAGATTAGAACTTGATTACAAAACCTTTCATCTATATCATCATATAACTGTATATCTTCCGCGAATGGGTCACGTAACTTGGTGTAAATAGGGTTAGAAGTCCCGATACCAGTTAAATATTCTTGGTACAATTCAGCCCCGAACAAATTATTAAAATAATAGTTTGAATAGTGGTCTATGTACTCCTGTAGTGTTACATCACCATTAAAAGGCTGTGGTATTTGATACCTACCTACAAAGCTATCTACTGTAACTGCCATTAATCTTTAACTTCTTCTGTTTTCTTTTTACGTGGCTTTGAAGCCTTTACTTCTTTAGCCCTTCCTTTTGCTATAATTGCGTTACCAACATTATCTGAAACTATTCTAATTTCACCTTTCTTAATGCCGTTCGCGCAATCTTCTGTAAATTCTATTTTCATAGTTATGTCTTTTACCACCAAATCCCCACAACTCGAAAGAAGTGGGGTGGTGTAGTATAGTTAATATTACGATGCTGTAATAGCTGCAATATCTGTTGCGAAGTCACCTTTAACAAACGCTGTTCTATCGTTATTCTTAACAAGAACAACCCCACGCCATTCAGCACGGATAGTACGCATGTTATTAGTAAAGTCGTTACCATCGTATCCAACCTCAACGCTCATTGCATCACGTGTTAGGAATTGTGCTTTAGTGAAGTCA